GCCCCCACCGCCCCCTGTAGGCACGCTAGGAGCCGTTACAACGACCGATCCGCCCCCGGATGACGGAATAGGCACCCCAAGGTTTTTGTCGCCTGTGTAGCCGCTTGTGGCGTTGCTGAGGCCAGGCAGGTCGCCAACTTTGATGTACCCAATGCTGTTCAGGTAGGGCACTTCGGGTATGTCGACGCCTGGTATGACGTTCATGGCTTTGATGACCAAGTTGATGCCTTGGATGACGCTGTTGACCATTGCATTGACTGAATTGGCCACCAAGATGACGGTGTTGGCGATTGCGGCACCAAATTGTTTGAACGGTTGCAGGAATTCAGCGATGGCGCGTGGCCCTTCTCGATACAGCTCATACAGCGCCCCAATCGTCACGGTGACGATGGCCAGCGATGCGCTCATTGCGGCAATCGAACCTTGAGTTGCGTAGAACGATCCTGTAAGCGCAAGGTTGGCTGTTTTTGTAACGATCGCTAATGCGTTGTATGCCCTCATACCAGCATTAGCGACAAGCACAGCTGCCGACAATCCGCCAACGGCTAACGCCAGTTTGACGATCAGCCCGCTGTTTTCTTCGACCCATGACGCCATGTTGGTGATGATCGGGATCAGTTCCTCAAGCACCGGGAGCAAGGCGCTGCCAATGGCTTCGGTGGCTTCGGCCCAAGCGATGTTGAGTTTTGCCATGCCGCCCTCAGCGGTTTCGGTGAACGCCTGGTTTGCGCCGCCGAATGTGCCGCCAAGCACGTTGATAATCGTGTCGAGGTCAGCGCCCTCTTTGATCAGGTTTGCCATTTCGGGTGTGAGTGATCGCAGCGCTTTGTAATTGCCTTCGTAGGCTTTGGCGAGCGCGTCAGCGACGGTGGTTGCGTCGATGGATGTTGCTCGGCTGATGTCCAGCACCAGCGACATTTGTTTCTGTGCTTCGGTGATGTCTTTTGTGCCTCGAACTAGCGCGGCAAACGCCGGGCGCAAAACGTCATCGGCGACCGCGCCTTGTTTGGACATAACGCTGATCGCTTTTTCGACCTCTTTGATTTGGTCTTGGGTTGCCCCAGTCGAATTGACAAGCTGCACTTCCAATGCCTTTTGCGCAGCTTGATCTTCGGCGGCGGCTTTGGTGGCCATGCCAAGGCCCGCGGCCAATGCCCCGGCAGCTGCCGCGGCAGGCAACATTGCCTTTTTGAGCGCAAATGCTGATTTGGCGCCAGCGCCTTCAAGGTTCTGAAATTCGGCGACAGCCTTGTTGATGCCTTTGCCGTCAAACTCGGAGACAATGGGTATGACTACGGCCATGATCTATTTTCCTACTTTTGTGGCGTCAATGCGGTCAATTCCCTGTTGTACGCCTTTTTGTACGTCATTGACCAGTTCTTGCATGCGTTGCAGTACGTCCTGCTGATTAGCTCCCCAGGCCTTCCACATGACGCGGCTGGTGCTGCCAAATTTGTTGGTGAGGTTGCGACCCATTACACCGTTTTCAGCAAAGTCAAATAAGGCGGCTGCCGGGTCGTCCCAACGGATGACAAATGTGCCTACGTTGACGACTTCGCCTGCGTATTCTTTGGTTTTTTTGGTGTTGATTTTTGCGCGGATCGAGTTGTTGGGGTCGCCGTATTCGCCCCACGGCAACAATGCGGTGCGGCCTGGCTTCCATTCGTACTTCCAGTTTCGCAACGGGTAGTTCAGCGGGATCATGCTTTTGGCGTCTTCAATGACGCCCTGCACGATCGACTTGTACCGTTTGGTGATTTCGCGGCGTAAAGACTTGTCGACTTTGTTGAGTTCTTTCAATGTTTCTTTGATGCCCAATACGGTCAACGTGTTCGTGGCAAATGGGTCAATGCCGCCGGCATCTAAGCCGGGGCCACCACCAATTTGCCGACCAGCCATTAGCGGCCTCGCTTGCTTTGCTGTGCCTGTTGTTCAAGCACATAGAAAACGGTGATGAGATCACGAGTGTCAAATTCCACTTGCGGCGGCCAGTAGCCCGTCATAACTAAGACCTCAGCGAGGGAGCGTCGCCAGGTGCCGCGATGGTAGGGGTTTCGTCGGTGGTTTCTTCGATTGGCGTGATTTCCATGTCCGGGTGCTCAGCGACCCATTCACGCCAGGTGCCAGGCACCTTGTCGCCAGCAAGTTTGCACAGGATGTACGCCCAGCAGCACATGTCAACGAAACCGATGCCTTTGCCGTCTGCGGATCGGCGGTTTTCTGTTTTTTCCCACTCAACGATGGCGAGCATGTTGGTGACCATTGTGCGGGGTTCGCGCCCGTCTTTTAGGTCGATTTTGAGTTTTACGCGCATTAGTTACCTTTCGTCGGGCAAGGCTCCGCCAGCGCGGGCTTGCTTTGGTTGTTTTCAGCGCCGCCCGGTTGGGCTGGCGAGAACATGGCTAGCTGGTGGCCTTTGCGAGTGTGCCACCCGTGAACGTCAGGTCGATCGTTGAGAGTTCGCCGAGCGATGCGTTGATTGGGGTGTGGCTTTCTAGGTATGCGCCCGTCAGCGTGTATGACGGGTTGGTTGCCGAGGCTGCGCCGGACGCTGGCTTCAACACAAGGGTCGTCGTGGTGCCGACGAGGCTGTAGATCGACGCTTCGGTTTCTGAGCCTGCGTAGGACTGGTACAGGGTGACGGTGATGCTGTTGTTGGCGAGACCTGCGGTGTAGGTGCGGGCCGTCGAGCCGAATGCGGTGTTTTCCAGCGCTTCGACGTTGTAGGTGATCGTCGCGGCGGTGCATTGGTCGCTGAGATCAACGCTGTTGATTGTGACGCTTGGGTTGGACAGGTAGACGCTGGTTGCCATGGCTTAGTTCTCCTCTGGTGCTTCTTTGACTTTAGACGACTTCTTTGGTTTGTCGGTGGATATGAGGCCACCGTCGATCAGGGCTTGCACGTTGATGCCGTCGGCTGGCTCAAACTTGTCGCCTGGCGTTCCGAGGCGGGGGCTGACGATGATGTACATGGGGTCTCCTAGCTGGTTTGGGCCTGCATAGCTACGACGATTTCGTAAGCCGGTAGGACGGTTGAGCCAATGTCCACATTGGTCGGTCTACCGCTGGTAACAGCGACATTAGCGGCCATAAGTTGAGCGCACATATTGAGCAAGGATCGGCCTGCGTCGAGGTTGCCAGGGCCCAGCGTGATGACCTGTAACACAAACTCCAATTTGGCGATGTTGTAATTGAAGGCGTCAAATGACGGCATATTGATCAGGACGCATGGCGGCACAATGTTGCGCGGGTCGTTGACAACTTGTAGACCGCTGATGCTCTGCAGTTTGGTCGTGAGGTCGTCGATTGCCTCGTTGAACAGGTCGGTGTAGACGGGTACGGGCATTAGGCCACCTGTGGGCGGTCAATCCCTAGCAGCTGCTTCACCATGCCTGATAAGCCGATGACTGGGGCTGTTCCCATTGTTTGAAAACTACTGAATTGGTCAATAGAGCCGCGCTGACGGTACAGGGCGCCGCCGTACATGATCGTGCCAAGGGTGACGTCGCTCGAAGGGCTGGTGCTGACGCTGTCAATGTATCCGGCTTCCTGTCGGCGTCGGTAACAGAACTGGTTTGCAGCTGCGGCGCATTGCGTCAGAAACGCTGCATCGCCCGCGGTTGCGGTGCCGATCCCTAGCCAATCTTCAATGTTGGTGCTCGTGATCCAGGTGCAGACGGGTGTGTATGCGACGGTGCCGGATGCGGCGACGCGCTCGACATCGTCGGCGGTCTTGGCGTACAGCACTTGGTTTTGGATTGGCACCTGATAGTTGAACAGCAGGTCGCCTTCGGTGTCTACACCGAGAAACAGGTACTGCGGGAGCGCGTAGACGGTGTATGAGCCGTTGAACGTGGCGTCGACGCCTGCGACGGTGATTGCGCCGCCTACAACTAGCTCGGTGGGGGTGAGCAGTTGCAGGACGGCGTAATCGTCCAGCAGGTACTTGTGGGTGACCGTGTAAGTGGCCATTAGTGAGGCCCCTTATCCGATCAGGCGATTGCGATCGACTTGACCTGGTCGCTGTCTGCGATGAAGGTTGCGACGTAGCCGTAGTAGCTGAACTGGCGACCGAGAGTGCCAGGCACTTCAACGGACATGAGGCCGCGTACCTGCTCGTAGAACTCGATGGCGGTGGCGCGAGCCACGATCATCGTGTTGCTAGCGAAGTTGTAGTCGGCGACGAGGTTGAGACCGAACGGGTTGTAGGTGTTGGCCTGCGTGATGTTCGCGGTGCCTGCACCGTTGATGCCCATGAGGCCTGCTGCGCCCGTGTACGGGAAAATTGGGCGCTTGTCGGCGTCGAGCTGGCCGCCCAACGACTTCCACACGTTTGGCGACACGAAGATGGTGTCCGGCAGGAAGTTGGTCGCGGTGAGGATGTCGGTTGCTGCGTCGTAGAGCGCTGCGATCAGCGATGACGGGTCGTTTGCGGTGACCGTCCAGGTCGAGCCTGACGCGGATGCACCGGACACGATTGCGTCAGCTGCGACGTCGTCGGACTTGAGCAGGTACTGGCCTGCGAGGTCACGCAAGATGATTTCCATTGCGGCCGGGCTGGTGAAGTCGACGTCCTGCACCGACAGCGTGACCTGACCCGCGAGGGTGGTCTTGCTGATGACGTTGGATGCGATCACCGGGGTGGTTGCCGACACAGCACCGAGTTCGGATGCCTGGCTGGCGACCGATGGGTGCGTTGTCCACGTTGGGCGAATGAACGTCTTGCTGTTGCCGCCGTCCGGCATGGCGCGAGCGCCGACAGCTGCGACGACTGGGCGGATGTAGTTCAGATCCTGGAATACCGGGCCGAGAACTGGGACGGGCAAGAGACCTGGGGTGTCGGTGGTTGCGACGTCGCCTGCGGCTGCCTGAAGCGCGGTCTGACGCGCCTTGGCTGCCTCGATGAAGGCGTCGTTGACCTTGCGGAACGTGTCGCCACCAATGTGCATTGCGGCGAGGTATTCGCCTGCGCTTGGCATACCGAAGTTGCGCTTTGGCTGTGCCGGGATTGGTGCGGTTGGGATCGTGGCCTCGACTGCGGCGGCCTCGACGACTGGTGCGTTTTCCATTGCTGGTGTCTCCTCTTGTGGGGTCTCTTGTTCAGTATTGCCGATTTCTTCTTCGGGTTGGTGGATACTTGCGGCTACTTCGGTGATCGCGGCTGCGTCGCCGAACGCTCCAACCGGGACGAGCGATAGCTCAATCCAGTCGGCGGCTTCAACGATCATGGTGCCTTTGTCGTCGTAGCTGAATTTGGTGGGGTTGATGCCAATGGATACC